AGAAAACAGAAGTGAAGTTATACAGGCTGGCATAAGAGACAGATCTAAATGGGCATCAACTCCTAATTTTCAATCAATTCTTTTCCCGAGCACAGGATGCATAGCAGGCAGGAGCATAACATTTCAGGCTGGGCTGATGTGGTGGTATAGTGCTGGCGGTCTTGTATCTTCTGATGCTGCAGCATCTTCAAATTTAACCAGTCAGATCAATTTTAGAGATGCTGAGATGGCATTCAGCAAACAGTCACTTGCTTCTGATCAGTCTGGAATATGCTCTCTGAGTTTTGAGAATTATTTGCTGGTTTCTGCTCCAGTAAATGAGAATTTAAATTCAGAAACATTCGTTCTTGATTATGCAACAATGAGCGAAGCTTCTGCTGAGAAGATACCTGCTTGGTCAAGTGTGTGGACTGGAATAAGACCTGTGCAGTGGGTCTCTGCAAGCATAGGAAGCAGGCGCAGGGCATTTGCTGCATCAGTCGATTATAATTCTCTATCAGACGGAAGTCACAATCATATATGGGAAGCATTCATGCCAGAAAGAGAAGATTCATTTTTTGAGCTTGGTTCTGATAATGAATTGCAGAATTTTCGTCGTCCAATTTATTGTGAATTTGAAACAAGATTGATGGGGGATGGGCATGATTTAAAAGTATTTTTATACTCTGATATTAATCTTATTGAAGTTGCTGGCGACGTTTCTCTTAGGGTTGATTACAGAGGAATGCGTGGTGGCTATAAGAATGTTCTGTGCAAAGAAATTATCGCACCAATTTCAATTGATGATGCAGGTGCAAATGTATCAGACAGTGAGTATGGAGAGCTTGGCGAGTTAAGAAAGCAAAGTCGCAGAGTTATCACCGAATATGGAAATCTAGACATAAACTGTCCAACTTGTGAAAATGAAAATGTAGAAAGCATCGACAAAGCATTTAGTCTTTTGGTTAGATGGTGTGGACAACTTGCTGTTGAATCCATAAGACTTTTTATGGAGCCACACCCAGAGCGTTCAGACGGAAGGTGTGAAGAAAATGAAACAAAAGTTTGCATAGTTGATGAGCAAGGAATAAATCACTCCTACAAACGAGCAGAAGACTTTATAAGGACAGGTGATAGATTTGATAATTCTGTTGCTTCTCTATTTATATCAACTCAGTCTTATAGAGCAGAAAGACTTTGTCCTTCCCCTTCTGTTACTGGGCCAGTTGTTGTTAATGCAGTTGCAACATATAGATCGAAAGTATCACAAGATGATGCAGATATTCAAGCCTTAGCAATAGCAAAAAAAGCTGCAGAAGATCAGCTTGCTGTCATTGGCCAAGGATATCCGTGTTATTATGATTCTGTGAAATTTGCTCCTGGAACTTGTTCAAGCACACTGAATGAAGAAGTTAATTCGATTGTCGCCATGGCAGACAAATTCGTTTTAGTTGGAAACTTTTGGTTTGATAACACAAGACTTCAAGGAAAAATAACAGCAAAAGAATTAACAAATGGTGGAAGGCTTACAAATTTCACTCCTGTTAATATTGTCTCAAATGGATTTGTAAATACGCCATTCAATCCACTGGATCCTTCTGTAAGTTACAATGTATATTCAATAGCAAGCTATTCTGATGGATCTTCAATATGTGTTGGTGATTTCCAAAAATACTCTGGAGAAAATAGAATCGGGATAGCAAAAATAACATCAAGCGGAACACTATCCACAGCTGTAACTTTTGGAGCAGGATTTCCTTCTGGGACTGCAAGGAAAGTAAAAATAGCAAATGATGGTCAATCAATTTTTGTTTCTGGAACATTTACGAGCTACAATGGAAATTCAGGAATATCACCAATTATAAAATTGAATGCCAATGGGACAGTTGCAAAAACATATAGCGTGCCATTTGATTCTGTTAGAGATTTTATTGAACAACCTGATGGAAAAATAATTATAGCTGGACATGGGACAAATGGAAAAATAAGTGTTAATAGATTGAATGTGGACGGGACGAATGATTCTTCATTCACACATTATGAGCATTCTGCTCCAGACAATGATTTTTATGCTTTGGCACTTCAAACAGATGGAAAAATAATATTTTCTTCAATCGGAATAAATGCGAACAAGAACATAGTTCGGTTGCTTTCTGATGGAGCAGTCGACTCTTCATTCAATGTTGGTTCTGGATTTGGCAATGGTTTTGCTGCAAAATCTATAATTTTGGATAGTGCTGGAAAAATATATGCAGTTGGGTCTTTCATTTCATACAATGGAACTCCAAGAAATAGGATTGTAAAAATACTTTCAAATGGAGCCATTGACACTTCATTCATCGTTGGTTCTGGATTTAATGATGTTGCGAACCAGATAATTATAAATGACAATAAGTTGATTGTTGTTGGGAAATTTACTGATTACGACGGGGACACATCCAGTCGATTTGCAAGGTTGGATCTTTTTGGCAATTTCATAAATTCATTTTTTGCTTATTCAATTGGTGGAGTTTACAGAAGCCAAATAAGTCAAACTGATGCTGATGTAAATGCATTAATAATAGCACAGGATTATGTAAACTCTGGAGTAACTTGTCAATAATATGCCTTCTGCAATAGACATAAAAAATTATAAAAAAACTTTTCCAAGTGCATTTATAAGTCCATTTTCTGATAAGCCTCCAATTTCATTATATTCTTCAATAGCTATCAAGGGGACAAATGACGACGATTGTCTTCCTTGCTCGCTGACATCTTTAAATTCAAGCAAGTTGTTGCGATTTATAATTCAACTTGCAGAAGAAAAAATAATAATACCCCAGAATTCAATTTCAACTTCTTCAGAAGTTCCTGTCATACCACCTCTCCCTTCAGGATCACTTGAAAGCATTACTGTGGACTTCGAAGGAGATATTAACAATTTTGCGCTGTTGCAACAAATAACATGGGAGAGGTTTGACTTTGTTTCATCTCAAATATTCTGGACATATGATGCTGCTGCTGGAACTTCTATATCAAATATGATTGTGACAACAGGCGGAGAGCAAAGTTTTATAAATTGGGGAGATGGAACCTCTCCTGTGGCAATAACATCAGGAACTCCTTTCTCAAAAACAATTATTTAATTCTGTTGTCTTTTTAAAATTATATAACAAATTATTAAATAACATGGCTCTAAATTTCGTAATAACAAATGTTGGAAAAGCTGCAATTGCACAAGCAGGAACGCTTGGCCCAGTTGTCCTTTCAACGATTCAAATCGGAAATGCTGGATATGCTCCTTCACCAACTCAGACTGCACTTCAAGCTCCAATCAAGTCCATAACTCCTTCTGGGTTTTCAAATCCAGCATCAGATACAATTCATTTTACAGTTTCTGACGAAACGACCGACACATATACGTGCCAAGAAATTGGCATCATAACAAGCACAGGAATTCTTTTTGCAGTTTATTCCCAAACAAGCCCAATTGTTGTCAAAGTTAGCACGACTGCAGCATTTTTTGCGATAGATCTTGTTATAACTGGGATACCGCCAGGATCATACACGCTTGGTGGAACTGGTTTTTCTTATCCTCCAGCAACCCAAACAGTGAAGGGTGTTGCATTTCTCGCGACACAGGCAATTGTTGATGCAGGATCAGATGCTACACAGATCGTGACACCTGCTACACTTCGAGGAACAAAATTCTTAACATCTCAGATGCCGAATGCTGGCATTGAATATGCAAATTTAAGTGATGATTCTGATTATACAAAGAATGTAAAGAGACGCATAAATTCCGTTTCAATAAATTTTGATCCAGCATTCTTGGAAGCAGCAACAATGGTTTGCACAGCAGGAACAATTCCTGCCAATGGAACAATTGCAGCAGCAACAGGATCAACACTTGCTGTCACAGCACTTAGTGATCTTGGAACTTGGACGATGACAAACACAACGACATTTGAAGGGGATCGTTTTGTTGGCATGATTTTTAAAATTCCAAGCATTGGTGGTGTGGCAGGAGCAACACTTGGCGGAAGAGATGTTTCTACACTTGGAATTCAAATAACAAAAGCAATTTCTGCAACTCAACTTGAATTTAAAATTCTTTCTGGTGCAGCATTAACGACTCAGACTGGTGTAACTACATTCAATATTTCATCCAATGGAGTTAGATCAATTTATGGCTGTTTGTTGACGAGGCTTGCACTTGGAGAATACAGATTAACATTTACAACTCCATTCACAGACTCATCTTACTCTTGGACAGGATCAGTAGGAACAAATAGCACAGGAAGTTTTTGGATTGGAAGTGCAATTCTTCCATATAACCAATGGAAATCGCCATTATCTCTTAGGTTTAGAGTTGTATCAGCAACAGGGACAATTGCAACAAATATAATGAATGATATTTCAATTGTGGTTACAGCAACACGCTAATGAAAACGAAATTCGTAGAAGTGTCTCCATTCAGTGATGACTTTGTAAAGATGCAGCAATTTGCTGCCAGCTTCGACCACACAATTGTTCCACAGCGTAACGCTAAATTATTCGCATTTGAGCGCGATGATAAAACATTCGGTTATGCTGACATATTTTATCTCCCTGTGGCTTTTCCTGCTTTTCATCCTGAAGTTACAACTCCAAGGTCTGTCATTGAAGTTGTTCAAGGATTCAAATCGCACTGCCAGTTTGTGAGTGCTGGAGAAGGATTTATTGGAGTGCCAATCGACGAAACAAGAATAACATTCCCAAAAGATATGATAGAAAACCAAGGCTTTGTAAAAATGCAACGCGAAATTTATGTTATAGGAGGATAATCATGGGAGGAGGAACACCATCAGTAAAAACAGATCCAGGAAATCCACTTCTAGCTCCAACAATGATTGCTGGGTTGGGATTGGGAAAAGGCATCACTGACATTTCAATCCAGATGACGCCAGAAATGCGAGCACAACAAATAGATGCTCTTCAGAGAACTGCTGCACGCGAGGCAGAAATAAATGCTTATAAATCTCGCGCTCTTGAAGCACAGATGGATCCTCGTTTGGCTGAAGTTCGGAAAGGACTATCAAGGCAGACAGCTGAAGATCTTGAAGGTGGCCCAAGCAAAGAGTTGTCAAATATGTGGCTGAAACAAGGTTTGTCTGATATCGTATCGACTGGAGCAAATCTTCGCTCAGGATTCGCTCGCTCTGCACTTGCAGACAGAACTCGCGAGGACTATTATCTCGCTCGTGCAGCTGCTCAGGATCGCGCAGCTAGGCTTTTGGCTGCAAATCCAATGCAACTCGCAGGGCTTGATCCTGGAGCAATTGC